ATGAAGAAATCATCGAAAAAAATGTTGAAAATGTCGCTTGCGCTAGGTCTGCTGGCTATGGTATTAAGCGCGTGCGGGGGAAATTCCAAAGAAGAGAAAAATAGTGCGTCTCCTTCCGCTTCGCCTTCGGCCGTGACTTCGGAGACACCTTCCGCATCTCCATCCGAATCGCCATCCGAATCTCCGAACGCATCGGAGTCTGCGTCCGCGGGATCCGAAGTTCCGGCAGGATTCAAGCTTTACGAAGATAAGACGTTCGGAAGCACGATCGCTTATCCGGAGGCTTGGACGGTACAGGAAAATGTCCCCGGAGTGATTGCGGCTTTCCTGTCGCCTAGAGAAAACGACAACGATATGTTTCAAGAGAATGTCAACTTCGTTATTCAAGATTTAGGCGGCGTTGAAGTGACGCTGGAACAATACGTGGATGCGTCCAAGCAACAACTCGGTGCCCTTATTGGCGACTTTAAGGTGGAAAGCGAAGAAACGGGAGCGTTGGATGACGGCACGGCGGCTTATAATGTGATTTATACCGGAAAACAAGGCGAGCTCGTTCTTCAATGGCAACAGGCTTATGTGATTATGGATGGTAAAGCAATCGTTATTACCTATACGGCCGAGCCGGATAGCTTTGATACTTTTATTGATCAAGCTGCCGAAATTATCGATTCTTGGACCTACGGCGCGTAATTCATCATACAGGTATTGCAGCGCGGCCCTCAACGGGCCGCGTTTTTTGTCTTGGCATATATGGGCCGTGACTCATTCAGCGCTTCCTGCTTCAAAGCTTCCTCCCACAGTATCGCGGCGAACGTTCTGCGCTGGATCTGCTCTAGCCGTTTACGGGCGAGCTCGAACGTCACGCCGAACTGAAAGGAAATGACTTCCGAGGCTTCGTCGATTCTCTCCGGCAATTTAAGATGGCGCAGCATGTAGAACGGCATGGAGGCATACAGCACGAAGCGGTTCGCCTCAGCTTCTTGTCCTTCGCAGAATAGTTTGGGCATGACCGTCTGGTTTCCCGCGTGCCGCAGCACATGACAAAGCTCGTGCAGGAAGTCCTCCCATTGCGCTTCGCGTTTCAGCCGCTGATCAACGAGGATGGAACGCATGCCCATATATTCGAGCGCGCGGCTCGTTTCTTGCATGAAATGTACCCATATGCCCAGCCGAGACGCGACTTCTTCTACGTTTAACTGAGACGGCGCATGAATGCCCGACTTCAGCCATAGATGATCGATCCATTGCTCCAACGGGGTCGTTCGGTAATAACTGTACATAGTCTGCCCTCAAAATGAGAATGTATGTTCGTATTCAAGGTGAAAGGAAAAGCCCGAGCGGGCTCTACGAAACGCATTATTTTTGCTTATCCCCAGGCTTGCGGCCCTTTTCCTTCTCCATGATAAATTCCCAGAAACGCCGCATCTCCTCTTTGCGTTCCTCGGGAGCGTTCAAATAATCCTTGAAAAAGACGCCATGCTTCGGGTTATTAATGAATTCCTCGAAAGCCGGATACTCCCGATTGTCGGAAGGAGCGCCCATATCCGGCGAAGCGTTGTCCGTCCTTCCGAGCAAATAGTCGGTCGTCGTACGGTAATATTCCGCGAAGCGGCCGAGCATTTCCGGATCCGGCTTACGGTCGTCCGACTCGTACCTGGACAGCTGAACGTTGCTGATGCCCAGTCCGCTGGCCGCTTCCAACTGCGTTTTGCCGAATCTCTCGCGTCTTTCCCGAAGGCGATTCCCTAAAGACATCGTGATCTTCCTTCTTTAATATGGATAGCTTTAGTATAACATGTTTTCCGTATTGGTAAACCCCCTCTGTTTGCCGAAATGGAAAAATAGGCATTGACTTTGCTAAAATGGCAATATAATATAGAGTTTAATTACCGAATTGGCAAATATAGAGGTTGTAAAAGGCACTGGTTGAGCATCATGAGTTTATGGAATGTATATACACGGATTATTCATTTTATCATTTTGCCATATTGGTAAAATTGAAAAGGGGCGATTCTATGAAAACGATACGATTGACGGAGCTTGGTCCTGCGACATTGGAAAGCTATGTAGAAACGAGGAGAATGCTTTTGCTCAAGGCGGACGAGCTGTCCGTGCGCATCGCCAAGATGGAGCCGGTTCGCACGCTGGAGGAGATGGACGCGCTTCTTGCTCTCGATAAGGACCGCAGGTTAATCATTGAAATGATATCAAGCTGTTCCTATATCATCGAATGGCTTGAGACCGGAAGAAGGCCGGGAAACCGAAGAGGCATAGAGCGACGCGCCGGGTATCAACGCGAGATTCCGACCGACCCGGGCAAGCTGCCTACGGTCTCCGATTGGGGGGAGGCATCGGCGCCATCGGGCAAAGAAAACGAGGCCGGCCGATTTCGCCTCGAAGCCGCCTTGCGCGGACTGACGGAGAGGGAACGCAATTGCTTTACGCTCGCACACGGCGAATTGTTCTCTTTCGCGGAGATCGCCGCCATGCTGAATATCAGCAAATCGAGTGTCGGCACCTACATGGTCCGCGCCCAGAGGAAAGTCGAGAACAACATCGGCAACATTCAAATTCTCGTCTGCTAAACAAGCTTGTCGTACGGATGCCACGTAGGGGTGAGAGGACGATTTTGATACCCGGGAGGTTGAAGCATGGTAAACCATTTCAAGTATGAAAGCCGAGGGAGTCCACGATGAGAGCCGGCATTCGTGAACGGTTGATCTTGCAGATTCCATCGATCGGCGGACGCGTATGCGAGGCTCATGACCCGATCTCGGCCTTGGACAAGCCTTACGTCCTGCTCATCCAAGGCCCCGACGCGATAGATACCGATTGGACCGGATACCGGACCACGTTCGAATGTTGGCCTTGCGTGTCGACCTCGGCAAGCTTCGGCGAAGTAGACGAGCTATCGAGACAAATCGCAACGGCTTTGGATGGACAAGTTCTTGCCGATCCGATGTCGGATCGTTCGTTCACTTGCCGCTATGAAGGGAATTCCGGAACCGACAAAGTCGATACGGATCGCGACGCGATTACTCGCGGGCTCAAGTTTTCCATCATCGGCATACAAAACCCGGCAGCGCCGGAAGAGACGCGGCAAGATCCTTGGCTGGACGCTCTTGCGGCCTGGACAAGAGACGCTCTCGGCGTCAACGAGTGGCAAGCGTATTGCGGATCATGGCCAATGAATCATGTCCGGCCTTCCGTCATGTGGCGATGGGAGGGCATCGAATCGACCGCCAATACTCGGGTCTCGACGATCGAGGTACGCAAGAAGGCAATCGGACACGTGCTGGGAAGAACATTGGCCGAACAAACGACCGCCGCGGCGGAAATCGCGCAACGGTTAACCGAAACCGTGAAGATCCCGTTAAGCGTTCCCGATCGCCGGTATTTGACGATATCTGCGCCCATTGTCGATCTCGAACAGGACGCTTTAACCGAGGGGCAGATTTCCGTCACTTTGTCGCGCAAGATCGAACGCCATCTGGAGCAAGGCGAACTTATGCGTGCAGTTCATTTTCAACCCAAATCATGAAAGTAAACCATCATTTCGTCGACAAAGCGATCCGCTTGGTCGGACAATTTCAAAAAAGGAAGGTGCCATAACATGGCAGGAGGGACTTGGAGTACAACGGATAAACCGGTATTGCCGGGATTTTATATGACATTTCGCGCGGCGGCTTCCGCCGCGATTCAACCGGGTGCCAGGGGGACCGTGCTTGTACCGGTAAGATCGCACTGGGGACCGGTTAACCAATTCGCGGAGATCGCCAGCGAAGCCGATGCGGCTAATGCGTTCTCTCGTTCCGAGATTGACGGAGCAACCGCATATCGCACGATTATGCTTGGGCTGCTAGGCGGAGCGAAGAAGGTGCTCGCTTACCGTCTGGCGGGAAGCGATGCAAAGGCATCGGCGGTAGCGTTGACCGATACGGCAGGTACGCCTACGAACGTGCTTAAGCTAGAAGCCAAATATCCTGGGGAACGCGGCAACGCATTTAAGGTAACGGTGCAGACCAACGCCGCCGAGCCGGAGAAGAAGGACTTGAAGCTGTTTGAAGGGACGACGCTGCTGCGTACGTTTACGTTCGAGGGCGATTCTATTCAAGCCGCGGTTGACGGGATCAACGGCGATTCCGGCAACAAGTGGATCGAGGCATCGAAGTTGAACGAAGGGAACGGCGTTCTGGCTAACGTGTCCGGCGTTTCTTTATCCGGCGGGGATTCCGATCTCGCGAATATTTCCAATGAGACTTATCTGAATGCGCTGGCAGATTTCGAGACGCAAGAATTTAACGTCCTCGCGCTGGACGGAGTTTCCGATTCGGCCCTTCAAGCGAATGTCGCCGCTTGGACAAACCGTCTTCGCAACGAAGGCAAGGGCATGATCGCGGTACTTGGCGGGTCCGCAGCGGACGATACGGCTGCTGATGCGGTTGCCAAGGCGATCGCGCGAAGCGCGGCGCTGAATCACGAAGGCATCGTGAACGTCGGTACGGGTGTCAAGCTTAGCGGAGTTTCTTACAGTTCTGCGCAGGCTGCCGCCTACGTTGCCGGTCTGATAGCGGGTCAAGGATTGAACCAATCCGCGACATACGCGCCTTCCCCGTTCGAAGACGTCACTCGCCGTTGGACGCGTTCGGAGCAGGAGCAGGCGGTTCGCGGCGGCGTATTCCTGTTCGTTCACGACGGTCGTCTGGTTAAAGCGCTAAGGGGCATCAATAGTCTCGTCACGCTGCGCGAAGGCCAGAACAACCCGTGGAAAAAAATCCGCACGATCCGGGTGATGGACAGCATTAACTCCGATCTTCAGCGGACGGCGGAAGATGCGTATATCGGCAAGGTCAACAATACCGAAGAAGGCCGACTCGCACTGATCGGGGCCTGCAAGCAGTATATGCAGAGCTTAGCCCAGTCCGGCGTGATCGAGGCCGATGGCTACGACGTCTACGTCGACCCGGATATCGCGGCGGAACCGGATCAGGTATTCCTGAAATGGGAAGCGCGTCTCACCGATGTTATGGAACAAATTTTCAGCACGTTTATCGTGCGATAAGGAGGAACAACGAACATGATGGATCCGACAAGAGCGATTCTCGGTACGTATGGTCAAGTATTTATCGACGGCGTGTGGCAGACGAACATCAACCACTTGGAAGCGTCGGTCGAAGTGGAGAAGCGCGAGCTGAAGCTGTCCGGAATGGAGTGGACGACGCATAAGCTCGGCACGAAAAAAGGAACGGGAACGATGAGCGGCTACAAAGTCACGAGCGATATGATTCGCCGCGGCTTCGCCAAATTCGATATCATCAATAAATTGTCCGATCCGGAAGCTCACGGTTTCGAACGCATCAGGCTCATCAATTGCGTACCGGATAAGATTCAATTGGCCAACTGGACGGCTGGCGAGGAAGTGGCCGAAGAAACGGCGTTCACTTTCGAAGGATATGAATTGCTCGACCCGATCGTAGCGGGCTAAGAAGGGGAGGAACGAAAAATGTCTTTCGATCAATTGACGGACGAACAGATTTTGCAGCGGCTTCTAGACGCTGATACGCTGCCAGAACGTTCGGTTCGGTTAGAACGCTTGGATATCCCGGTCAAGCTTCGCGGCTTGACAGGCAAGCAGGTGTTCAGCATCCGCGAGCGGTGCACGGAACGCAAGGAGAAGCGCGGCCAGACGATTGAACGGTTGGACGAGGAATTGTTCAACGTATCTTTGATCGCCGCCTCCACGATCTCTCCGAATTGGGGAAATCCGCAGCTTCTAACCAAGTTCTCCGCCAGCGGCGCGGAGGAAGTGATCAAGCGGATCTTGCTCGCGGGCGAACTGTCCGCGCTCGGCGACGTCGTGCTGGATCTCTCGGGATTTAACACGGAGCTGGAAGACGTAAAAAACTAATCCGATCCGGGGCGCTTGCCGGCATGATCCATGCCTTATGGGTTCGCCACCACCTGCGCCCCGGTGAGTTCTGGAGCCTGCCTCGCGGCGAGCAGATCTTCCTGATGGCCAGCATGGAGCTGGAATGGGAAGCGGAGAAAGCGATGTTGGCGAAGAAGGGAGGATGAGGGGATGGCGGGCGAACAAATCGAAATCGTCATCGACGCGAATGGCTTGGCGAGAACGGAGCAGGTCTTTAAGTCGGTCGACAAGTACCTGGACCGCATATACAGGCGCGTGGACAAGCTTGGCCGCATGCGGGTAACCCCGATGGTTCGGCTAACCGACCGGGTGACACCGCAACTGGAAAAAATTAATCGAGCGCTAAACCGGATGACCGGACAGATCAGAAGGATCACGATCGTGCCCGTATTTAAGTTCGAAGCTTTGGCAATGTTCTCCCTTCAGCTAGAAACCGCGTTGAAAGCTGCATTAGAGCTAAAAGCTGCATTGGACTTTAAATCGGACATAAACATAAAAGCCGCTTTGGATATTAAGGCGGCTTTGAAAGCAGCTGCAAGCATTAAGGCTACCTTGAATACCGCGTTAAATTTAAAGGCCTCCTTAAAGCTGAAAGCATTTTTAACTGTGTTTGTGAAAGGGATATTCAAGGGGATATGCATGCCGTGCTTGCCTGGTAAGGGTAAGCCAAAGAACAAAAATAACCCGGCCAAACAAAAACCGGATAAGAGCCAGACTAAGTCAAATCGAAGCAATCGGGATTCTAAAGGTCCGTTGAACCAAAGTGATAACGCCAAAGGAAAGAATCAAAGTAAACCGCCTAAATCGCCTAAAGTACCCAAGAACCCGAAAACGCCTAAGCTGCCTAAATTCGGTGGGATGAAAATCCCGATTCCAAAAATGTTTAAGTCCTCTTTGAAGCTTCCTAATCTTTCTAAGTCGCCAAAGCTGCCTAAATTGCCTAAACCGCCAGGAGTTGGCGGACTACTTGGCAAAGTTGCGAACGGAGCTAAATCGGTAACGGGAAGTAAAGTAATGAAAGGCGTCGGAAAGGTTGGCAAGCTGGCAGGAAAAGCCATTCGACCCTTAGGGATGATTACGGATGCAGTGAGCATTTTCGGAGCCTCCCCCGGCAAGGAAAGGAACAAAGCGATTCGAAGCGCGGCCGGCGGCTGGGCAGGAGCTGCAGCCGGAGCCGCAACGGGAGCCGCGATCGGGTCGATCATTCCAGGCGTAGGAACGGCAATCGGCGGATTGATCGGGGGTGCTCTTGGAGGACTCGGAGGCAGCGCGATTGCCGAAAATATCGGAAGTATCGGTAAGAAAATCGGCGGAGCAAGCAAGAAAATCGGAGGCTGGCTCGGACTCGGGAAGAAAAAGAAAGAAGAAGCGGTTGCTTTGCCGACTCCTTCGACACCGGATCAACTACCGCAAATCGCGGTGGCAGCTTCTTTGCAGGGTTCCGCTACAGGTTCCAATGCAGTAAATGTGAACTTGCCGACGGGGGCTGTGCAATTGACGGTTAACGGCACGGAATTAAATTACGAGGAAATTTCGTCTATTATCGGCAGCAAAGTCGCCACTTCAATTCGGCAAGCTATGGAAAACAGAACATGATTCATAGAGATGGATGAGAGAAGGTGATCGCGCTTGGACTTTATTATTAGGGATCCCGTCGGCGAGGACTTTATTTTTCCGGTTAATCCCGAGGAAGTACTGATCCGGCGGGAGAAACAGTACGAGACCGCTACGATTCTCACTCTCGGAGAGATCGATCTTATTCAAGGGGAGAAGGTTAAGGAGATCGCCTTCTCCTCTTTTTTTCCGAAACAGTATGATCCGGGGTATTGCAGGTACGCTGCCATTCCCGATCCGCAGGTCGCAATGAATCGCCTTACGGCACTGCTGATGAAGAAACAGCCGATCCGGCTGATCATTACGGATACGATCATCAACACGCTCGCGTATATCTCCGCCCATGATTCGACGTTCAAAGGCGGAGAGCAGGGAGACGTATACTTCGATATCACGTTCAGAACTTACCGGCCGATCAAGGTCGGGAAAGTCGGCAGCACGAAAGCTTCCCGTCCCGATACGAAACCGGTACCGAAAGTCTACATGGTCAAAACCGGAGATACGCTAACGGCGATTGCCAAGCGCGAGCTTGGGAACAGCTCGAAATGGCGCGATATCTACGACAACAACAAAGCGGTGATCGGACGCAATCCGGATTTGATCAAGCCGGGCCAGAAGCTGGTGATGCCGTGAGTTACGAGGTCATTTTCGCCAATAAATACGACCTTAGCGAACTGATCGAAGATTTGTCCATGGAAGAGTCTCTGGACGAGATCGCGTATTGCACCAATATCAAGCTGGCGGTGACGCCGGACATACCTGCTATCTCGCCAGGTCAGGAGATTCGCGTCGCAGGTATCCCCTACGGCAAAACGAAAAAGGAAAACCTGTTAAATCCAGGAGTCGTGTGGGAGTGCCATAGCGTGAACACCGGCCGCAAGCACCTCACTGTCACGGCCTATGAGAAAACGATCTATCTGGCGAAATCCGACGATGAACGTCTCATGCCCGCAGGGCAGACGGCGACAGAGCGAATCAAGCAGTACGCGAAAGAATGGGGAATTCCGGTCGGGAACATCTTGGATACCCGTTTGAAACTCGCCAGGAACATCAAACGTACCCAAACGATTATGTCCATGATCCAGGAGGACCTGAAAGAAACCGTCGATAAAGGCGGGGCCATGTACCGAACGCGGATGACCGAACGAGGACTTGAACTCGTTGAGATCGGCGGCAACAAGATCGTATGGGAATTGGAAGCCATCGAGGAAGTGACCCAGAGCCGTACCCTCGAAGGGGCTGTTACACAAGTGAAAGTGATCGGTCCGCAAGAGAGCGAGAATTGGGTAGCCAAGACGTTAACCGTCATGAAAAAAGACACCGAGAAATACGGAACATTGCAAAAGTTGATCATGGACAACAAAATCGAAACGGTCGATCAAGCCAAAAAGGCGGCTGCCAAAACGCTGCTCGGCCTTCAAGAGACCGTCTCCGTAACGGCTCTCGATATCAATACGATCCGCGCGGGGGACCGCGTTCTCCTGAACGGTTGGGAACTTATCGTCACGAAAGTTCGCCATCAGCTCGGGGATCCGGGCCGTATGGAATTGGAGCTTGCTTCGGAGGCCAAAGTCAGGAGGGATTATCTTGGCTGATCCATTCAAGAACTTGGTGGCAACATTGGAAAATCGTTTTTCCGGCATTGCGGCCAGAACATTATCCGGAGTACCTTCGGAACTTGGAACGATTACGGAATCGGGTCTAAAGCTGGATTCCTTCAAATACGAAATACCGGATTATCTGGTGGCTGATTGGGTAACCGAATTGGAGGTTCCGGCTTTCTCCTTGATCGGTACGATGACGGCTCCGGTCGATAAGGAAGGCAATTCGATAGGCGGAGGAACGACTTCTCAACTGACTCGTTTTGATTATATGGAGGCGAAAATAGGCGAGGTACGGCTGAACTGGTCCGCTGGGATGAAGCCCGGGGATCGAGTGTTAGCCATTCCCGTCAACGGCGGCAAAGATGCCGTCGTCGTCTGCAAGGTGGTGAACTCCGGTGGCTAATTTATTTCCAACGGAAGAGTTGAAGGATGATCTTATAGATACGGGAAGCGAGAACGTTTTTTTCGGCAGAAGCTGGACTTTCGATTTCGATGCGGGAGAATTCGTAACGACTCCAACCGGAAAAGTCGCGGGCAGCGAAGGGAAGGAAGCTTGGGTCGAGTGGTGCAAGAAAGCATTGCAAACCGAGCGTTATCGCCATCTTGTATACTCAAGAAATTTCGGCCAGGAATATAACGAACTGATTCGATCGGGCTTGCCGCGCTCCGCGATCGAGATGGAAATCGAGCGGATAACGACTGAAACGCTGATGAGCGACCCAAGAACCGCCAGCGTTAACGGCTTCACATATGAGTGGGTGGAAGAAGGCTGTTACTTTCATTGTTTTGTCTCCAACGTACATGAAGAAACGGCGGAAATTCAAGGAAAGGCGGTGAACGCCTAATGGCCGCATTGCCGGAATATTTAAAAGAGCAGACGGAAGAAGCGATCCTTGAACGCATGTTAAGCCGCGTGCCTGCCGATCTCGATAAATCGGAGGGCTCGTACATTTGGGATTCGCTGGCTCCTGCTGCCTATCAATTTTACATGGCTTCCGAGTGGGCACAAGAAGTGCTGAATCGGGGCTTCGCAATGACGACGTTCGGGCCTTACTTGCGGATGCGATGTGAGGAGCATGGTTTGCTTCCTCGTCCCGCGGTAGCGGCAACGGGAACGGTCAAGATTACCGGGGTTCCGGGCACGGTAATTCCGCTTGGCACCCAAGTGGCGACACCGGCTGATGAACTTACGGCCACGTCTTCTATTGAATATATGACGACGGAAGTGGCAGTGTTGAACAGCCAGGGTGGAGCTGCCGTTCCGATCAAAGCGGTGGAAGCGGGCATTGCAGGGAATGTTCCGATCGGAGCAATCAGTCTTCTGCTGCAGCCTATTTCCGGCGTCACCGGGATCACGAACGAAATGCCGACGAGCGGAGGAGCGGATGAGGAATCCGACGAATCTTTGTTGGCTCGCTATCTCCTGAAAGTCAGACAGCCGGGGACAAGCGGCAACAAAGCCGATTACCAGCAATGGGCTTTGGAAATGCCGAGCGTAAGCCGCGTACAGGTCGAGCCGCTGTGGAATGGGCCGGGAACAGTAAGAATCTTCGTGCTAGGTGAGAATAAAAGGGCTCCTGCGCAAGCGATCGTCGATCACGTTCAGGAGTACATCGCTCCCGCTGCCGGACAAGGCGAAGGTAAGGCGCCGATAGGCGCGACCGTAAACGTCGTTGCGGCCGCTGAAGTGCCGCTTCATATAGAAGCTAAACTTACGATTGCAAGCGGTTCGACTCTGGAGCAAGTACGACGGGATTTCGAAGCGGGTCTTGCCGAGTATCTGGAGCAACTCGCTTTTGTCGATTCGCTCGTTCGGTACAATCGGATCGCCGCGATCTTGTTGGATATTCCTCGCATCGTCGATTACGAGAATCTGACGGTGAACGGCGGGATCGATAATATTGATTTGTCGTTAGGCCAGGTTGCGGTCAGCGGGACGGTGAACTTGAGTGAATAGTTTCGTTATGAAAAGCACTAGGGGGAAGGACATGTTGTCCTATCTCCCTGATTACTATGCCACGTCAAGAATCATGAGTTCCAACATGGATGCTCAAGGGGCCGAGATGGATCGTCTCTGGCAGGCGATTGACGATACGCTTAATCAGTATTTCGTCTCTACTGCGTCTTGGGGACTGGATCTGTGGGAAAAGGAATTCGGCATCTCGATCGACAAAACCAAACCGCTAGAACAACGCCGGAGCGTCATTCTTTCCAAAATCCGCGGTGTAGGCACCGTAACGGTCAGTTTAATTAAGTCCGTAGCGGAAGCATACGACGGTGGTCAAGTTGAGGTATCGATTCAACCGGAAGCTTATACGTTTACCGTAAAATTCATAGATACGCGAGGGATTCCGCCGAACCTGGACGATCTCAAGGCGGTCATCGAGGAGATTAAACCGGCGCATCTTGCCGTCGAATTTGCCTTTACCTATACCCAGTGGGAAGAGTTAACAAGTAAGACCTGGGGGGATCTTAAAAACTTCACTTGGGACGAAGTGATGACAAGGAGCTGGAGCTAATGGCTGACACGACGCCGAATATCGGTTTGAAGAAACCGTTGGAAAGCGAATTCGTTGATATAGGCACTCTCAATGGAAATATGGATACGATAGACCGGACCTTTGGAGCAATGAACGAGGTTCCTACGGCCTCCAAAAACGTATCGGGAGCGATTGCAGAGATCCATGACCATCTCGCTTCCAAACCGTCCCAACAGTTAACCTTGAAAAATGGTGTTCAGATCGTTCAGGGCGGGGATGTTCCGGCGATCCTTCACCCAACTATGAAGGGTCGGACTTTGGTTAATCTTTTGGGGCGGGATGGGAATTGTGAGGATGCTAATAATTGGGTAACAATTGGAGCAACAAAAGCCGTAGATTCCACAACTAAAAAATACGGATTAAGTTCAATCAAGTTAACTTTAAGCGGGAGTAACAATATACTCAAAAAGCAGCTAAGTGGACTGACCGTAGGCGGTAATTACTTATTAGTTGCTGAAGCATTATCGAGAAATACTTTGGACATTTTTCGATTAAGTTTTAAAAACTCCGATTTGACAGATGGAACAAGGGATGCGACATTTCCTTTCGGAGTATTGTCCGATTGGCAAACAGGCTATATAACATTTTCTCCAACGGTTACCAATCCCTATATTGGCTTCTATGCAGGAGGGGGCTCAGCAGGGCAGATTGCAAATGTTGACGGTGTGAGAGTATACGAAATCACGGCCTCCGAAAAAGGGTTTATTGACACTAAGACAATCGACGAAGCGCAAGCCTATATTTCTGCTAATTACCCTTACGTTGATGACATGAAACATGTCAATGCGGTCTATATCGAGAATAAGGGGCAGAACCTTGTAGATAATAATGTTAGTGCTTGGTCTGGAATATCTGCATTGAATATTTCTCCCGAGGGCTATCTATATAAAACAGGAAACTCTGGTTATGATGGTTACCAGGAAGTAGTGATTGGTGGTGGAAGCACGTACACCCTCTCCGCACTGGGTTACGCAAGTAGCAACGACGGTAAGCCCGCGTATTTAAATATGGAGTTTCGCGATGCGAGTAACAACATTATTAGTACACCTTATACCCTCACCTGGGCTGGAGTTGTAACTCCGACTAGGATTAGTCTAGCAACTACTGCACCTCCAGAAGCGGCAAGGGCAAGAATATATCCAATCTCGGACTCCACAAGCAATAAGACGGTCTACTTCAAAGACGTAATGCTTAATATGGGAGCTCAAATATTGCCTTTCGAAACACAGAAACCGTCCTACTTCTATCTCCCTGATTGCAATCTACGATCCAACGTTGATGGAACCGTAGCGGATCAGCTGTATACGGATGTACAAGGCAAACCGAGGGTGACTCGGCGATTCCGGGAGGTTGTGTTAGATGGAGCGTTAGGATGGGCGCTTCCTAACGATTTTAAGAAATTAGGATTCAAACAAGTCTACGTTCCGAATTTTATGAGTAATCACTATCCGAACAGCTCGGATAAAACACAGAATTTTGGGAAAAACATAGCGATAAAATTCGATGGGAAAAAATTGAAAGAAATTGGTTCAACTGGTGAGGAAGCGGACACCTTCGTCGCTGCTGCATCAAATCTATTCTTTTCTATTTCTAATGCCGACAGCGGTTGGGGAGAATCCTACACACCCACATCAGAAGAGATTAAGGCTTATTTCAATGGGTGGAAGATGTACAACGGAGATTCAACTGACCAATCAACTCAGTATAACGGAACTGGGACAAAGAAATGGATTCCGAGAAAAGACTATGGTTTGACCTTTGCAAATGTTGTGTCCGCAGTACCGACAGTAATGTCAAATTCATTCACACCCTACCGCCTCATGTACCAGCTCTCCCAAAGCGTGGACGAGCCTGTCACCTATGAGGGCTCTTTAATGCTGCATGAGGGCGATAATCATGTAGAGGTTGGATCGGGAATTGTGGTGCGGGAAGCAACGGAACCAAAAGCAAATACAGGAAAATCCTACTATCACATGAACTATACGGGTACTGACGATGGATTGGCACGAAGTCCACTCAATAAGCGTGTTGCTAGATTCTTTGATATTTATCGTAATAGTCAGAAAGATAACCTCTGGCGAATTGTAAGTGTTCCAACAGAAAGCTATGGGAAACAGCGTGCAGATACCCGCACTCCAAGCTTCGACCCAACCGCCGCCTATTCCGTCACTTATCTGGCACTCGACACCTACGCGATCGGTATTGCCCCGCAGGCGATCAGCGCGGAGTATGTACCGAACATCCGGGAATCTGTCGAATCGCTTGTTCGGAAGGTTGTGGAGGCTCGGACGGACGTTTCAGTGTTGCAGAATACGAGGGCGCAGAAGCAGCAGCCAATAAGTTATACGCCGACAACACTAAATGGATGGGTTATAAACAATTATTTAAACGTGTGGCTGGATGAATTCGGGATGATGAACTTTTCCGGGGTTGTGAAAAGTGGAACGGTCGGTATGGCTATTTTTATACTACCACTTGAATTAAGACCCAAATATGCGAAAGATTTTATCGTATGTTGTCCAATTACAAACACCGATAACACATTCGGTAGGCTAATTGTAAGCCCTTCAGGTGAAGTAACACTTACGTATCGATTATCGTCGTCCAACAATTACGTGTCATTTGATGGTATCCGGTTTAGAACAGGACAATAAGGAGGAATAGAGCATGAAAGAAGCCATAAAAGTAGACTTAAACGGCCTTTATGTCGAACCGGTCCTTGTTCCTCTCTCTCAAACGGGGGTAATGGAAGTCCAAGAACTGCCCACCGAAGCAGTAGAAGAACAAGAAGAGTCCGTAACCGGCTACATCATCGCCGAGAAAGTCCCTGAAGGCCTCTATAAACCCCGATGGGACTTTTCTAATTCCGTTTGGGTCGAAGGTCTTACGCAAAAGGAGATCGACGAGATCCGAAACGCGCCGCAGCCGATCACGACGGAAACGCGCGTCTCCCAACTCGAATCCGAAAACGTAGCTACGATGCTTGCCGTCTCTGAAGTCTACGAGACATCAACACTCGCCAACAAGACCAGAGAGCAAGAAGCGATCGACACAATGCTCGGACTCGCAGAGGCATACGAAATGATTGTCGCTCAACAGGCGATAATTGACAGCCTTTCGGCCCGTGTAGATTCGCTTGAATCTTCCGTCGAAGGGAGGAAGAACTAATGGCGCAAGTGTATGCAATCCTTATTCGAAAAGGATTCAAGACGATCGAAGATGTCCCATCCGAGAAGCGTACTGAAGTCGAAGCGATTTTGAATGAAGAACTCTAAATGGAGTCCCGCCTATGCGGGGCTTCATTTTTCTACTGGCAACCCTAGGAGGTGCAACATGTCCAGCGAAGAAGCACGCGTGCTCTCGGAGATTCGGGAGCGCGTCGTTAGGTTGGAAACGAAGATCGATGCGATGAACGATGTCCGCGAGACGGCGGAGGCGGCGAGAGATGCGGCGCTAGAAGCGCTGCAGTCCGCGCGGTCGGCGCATCTGCGCATAGACGAGATTGCCGATAACCAGCGCTGGCTGTGGCGTACGCTGGTTGGGGCGATCGTCGCGGCTGTAATTGCTACCGTGACTAATATGAAAGGCGGGTGAATATAATGATGAACAAACTGACCTCGTTGACCGATCAGGTCGCATTGCTCGCGCCGATCGTGGCCGCGTATGTGGGTATCGCCAAGGAGTTCCGCGTTCCGAGCCGATACTACCATCTCGTCAGCCTGCTCGTCGCGACGGTTTTTATTCTCGTTCCGCAACAAGTCCAACAGACGCTTACGACGATCTCTATCATCGGATTGACGGCGTCGGGCGTCTATCACTTTACGAAAAAAAGGGAGGATGATCCAAATGGCCCAACTCGGCAAGCAGGAATTCATCGCCACGCTAGCGCCGATGGCGATTCAGGCTAGGAAGGAGGGTTCCCCCTTGTTCCCGTCCGTCAGATTGGGACAGAACCTCCTGGAAACCGGTGGCGTTATTCATCCGTGGAACAACCTTGGCGGTATTAAAGTAGGTAACGGAAAGCCGAATGCTTACTGGCACGGACAGTGGGTGCGGAAAGGCACTTGGGAGGTAGAGAACGGAACGAGAACGGACACGACGGCACTGTTCCGCGCCTACGACAGCGTCTACGATTTCTATAAGGATCAAGATCTACTGTTTATGCTCCCCCGCTACGAACGCGTCAGGACGGCAGCCACGCCAAGCATTCAAGCCGAAGCGCTTCATCTATGCGGGTACGCGACGGATCCGCAATACGGAAGCAAGATTATCGCGCTGATTCAGACTTATGGCCTGAGTAAATTCGACGCGCAAGCTGCTGCACCTGATCCGGCCTCAACCGAGGACAAGCCGCTCTTCATCGCTGTCAATTTGAACGGCGTTCGACTGGCGGACGGCCGGATTATCGACAACCAGACGTGGGTTCCGGCAAGGGCCGTCGGCGAGGCGCTGCGGCTTAAGATCGGCTGGGAAAATAAAACGGTGACCGCGAACGGCAAACCTCTGCCGACTCAAGTGTTCGGTGAAAAAGGGTATGTGCCGATCCGCGATCTCGCGGCGGCCAACCCGGCGGCCAAAGCGTCGTGGAACAAAGAGGGCAACACGGTGGAGATCATGACGACAAGCGCCGGTTAA